CCAGAAATCGCTATACAGATATTTGGGATAAGCGAAGTTGCTCTGCACCTCCACGGTAGTCACCTGCTTTTTATTGCCCGGCGATCCGAAATAGTTATAAGCCTGCGTGGCGCGTAGCGGTATGAAGCTGCCGTTATCGCTCTTGCCGCCGTAGCGGTAGACCTTGCCGTCAGTAGCGGCAAAGAAAAGCGTTCCGTCAGATACGGCAAAGCTCAGGGCGTTGATGCCGGTGAACTTGCACCACGCGCCGGTCGATGTGTTACGCACATGCTGGACGCTCTGAGAGCTTGTTATAGGCACGTTCACGATGAAAAGCGAGGCATCACTGAACAGGGTGCTGTGCCAGCCGTAGCGTTGCCCGTAGCGCCTCGCAGCGTCCTGTGCGGCTGGGTTGATCTTCAGGCTGAAGGCGCTGTTTTCCGAATAGCGGCCCTCGCGGATCGCGGCACTGAGGATCAGATAGCCGTCCTGGGTGAGGGCGAGAATGTCACCACCGACCTGCGAGGCAGGTATCTCACCCACCGGCTCACCGATCTGATAGACGCCCACCATGGCCCAGTCGTTAATGCTGCCAGGGTCCCCGCCGCTATAAATGATGACCTCGCCAGTAGACATAAAGACCGCCAGATGGTCATCCAGCCCGGCACCGCCGTCAAAGGTCCAATTGAGAAGCTGCACGATGTAGCCGCCCCGCGTGAACTCGTCAAGCGGATACTCCTCCAGTTCGCCTTGAAACGCGCCAGCGTTGGCGTACCAGAATGACTGAGGATTGTCGCCGTCTGGCCGCTCCCAGTAGTACACCCTCCCGCGATAGGTTACGCCGCCGCGGAGCTGCTCAGGAACTGGGCCGGTGACCGTAATGTCGCTGATTGCCGCGCCGTCATACTGCAGAGGGGCATCCACGCCGTTGCACATAACAATGCGGTTTTTGTACGCGCCGAAAATCCACTCGTCAGACCCAAAGTCAGCGCGGTCGCCGGTAAGGTCTACGCCTGTGCCGCCATCGGTGATGTCAAAGATGTTGCCGTCAGCGCAAAGCAGCAGCCGGTCATCACTGCCGTTGTATGGAATCAGGCGCTTGGCGTTCGGTCGCGCTACGTTCACATGCTCCGCGTAACCGTTCCGGCTAGTTACGTCCGTGCTGTTCGGGATCAGGTTCTCCATGATGATGGCGTCAGTCGGCGCCATGTTCGTCAAGGGGTCGATGGCGTTCCAGCCGCCAGTTGGAGCCGGTAGCGTCAGCATCAGTCCGTGATCCAGAGGTTCGTGTAAGGCTCGCCAGCGGGATAATCGTACTCACCCGGCAAGATGGTCTTTTCACCGGCCTCGGTCCCCATAGCCTCGATCTTGCGCCGCGTTGCGTCCAGACGTGCCTCGGTATATTCCGGCTTACCGATCAGGCGCATGTAGCGCCAGAGGATGTCCATGATTAGCATGTCATCGTCTAGCAGCCACTGGTCAGTATCTAGGGTAAACCGCTGCTTTCTGGTGGTGCCATCCAAAATAGGCCACTTGCTCACATACTCGAAGGTGATCTCCTGACCAGCATCGGGCTTGTTAATCTCCAGCTTGTTATCCAAGATCCGGGCACGTATCCGCGGGCCGGTGCTGATGTTGTTGCTCTTGATATAGCGCCACTCGCTCGGCGCAGTGCGAACGTCCACGGTCATGTAGTAGTTTTGGGAATAGGTCGTTTCCGGCACCAATTCATGCAGGTCAGGCGGCAGGTCATAGGCGTCCTGACCGTCCACCGGCAGGACCGTGCCCACGCGCCGAAGCGCCTGCCATCCGTGGCAGGTAGCCAGGTAGTCGGCTGAACGATTTGCCAACGCTACCAGACGTTTTACAGCGTCACGTTGAGCGCCAGCATAGGCCACCTCAGTACCCATGCCTGACTCAAACATCACCGCATCCAGTATCTCTTTAAGGGTCACAGAAAGACCTCCATATCAAAGCTGCCGCCAGTCCCCATCACGCGGGGCTTGGGTGCAGCCGGTTCGGGTTGCTTGTTTTCTATTGCAGCCAGCAGCCTCTGCGCCAGATCTCGCCATTCGGCCCACTCTGGCAGGCTGGTCTGCAGGAGCTGATCCAGTGAGTAGACATCTGCTGCGTGCATTTCCTTGACCTCGCCCACGGTAATGCCGGGCAGCATCTTCACGCGGGGCTTGGCTCGCTGCGCGTGAACTCTCAAATATCTCTCGTATTGTTCGGGGTAACGCTCGAAGTCACGCTCTGTTGCAAGCCGTGCCACCTCCAGCGTGCTGTCTTTGGGGTTTTTCTCGTGGTAATAGATGCAGGAGTCAAAGCAGGGCCTGCCCTGCTCCTGCGTTCTGATTTGGTTGGGCCGTGCGTGGTCAGCGAACCAAACTACTACCTTGGCTTTTGTGTACTCAGGCCCAAGCGCTTCTCTAAATTTGTTCTCGTCCATTTCCCGCTTCCTAGTTTTTTGTTATTAGAAAGGGGGCGGGGCCGAAGCCCCACCACCCTAGACCATTGCGGTCCTGTTGCTTAGGCACCGACGCCTGACACCACGAACTGACGCGCACGGTCAGCAACCACCAGAGCGCCACTCCACTTGATAGGAGTAACGTCATACATGGCCGTCTGAATCTGACGCGCTTCTTCCGTGGTCCACTTGCAACCGGCATCGCAGTAAAGCCGGAAGCTCTTGGAATCCAAGCCGTAGATGCGCTGGTCATCACAGTGAGGATCAAACAGCATCATGGCAGACTGATAACGCAGACCGTCAAAGTTCAGCACATCGGACTTCTCCCATGAGGTGAACCGCTGGTCAGCCTGCAGGGCCTGCTGGTAGGCGCTGAACGCAGCGTTACCTGCGACCAGGAGGTCAGCCCGGTTCACACCGCGAAGATGCTCCAACCATACGCCGTCGAGCAGGCTGATCACGTTGGAGGCGTCGATAGCTACACCAGTGGCTGCTTTGTTGCGCCAGTAGGCGTTAGTGGAGGCGTCGATACCGCCCACCGTGCCAGAAGTGGGGTCGTCAGCCACAAGCGTCTGCAGGCCGACGATCTCGGAGCTGGTGGAGCCGTCATAAATGGCCGTGCTGAAGGCGTTGGCCAGCGTTGCCTTGAGGGAGGTGATCTTGCCCTCGATCAAGCGCAGTGCTGCCTCCTTGCCACGGTTGGCCACTCGCTCGGCTTCAGTGAAGTACATAAAGCCAGCCTGAAACTTGCGCTCCCACTCGGAAGCAGTGACCACGTTCTCCACGCCAACGGTAAAGGACTCCTGACCGCCATCGTAGAATTTGGCGTTAGAGACTTCGCCGTACACGATCGGCTCCAGGAACTTGTTGCCCCCGGTGCTGGTTTCGGTGAAACGTCCGTTTTTGTTCATGTAGGCCAGGAGCGCGTTGTTTTCCGTTACAGCGTCCTGGAACTCGGTGGAGCGCCGATTCGCCGTAGTGGCTGCAATCTGCGCGAAGTTTGGATTACTCATTTCTCAATTCCTCAGTTTATGCTACTTGTTCGTCCCAGGCGGCGCTCAGGTCATCCTTGAGGGATTTGCTCTCGCCGCCGTGGCCGGTTTGTTTGCCCTGTGGGCGCTTCGCTGCGGATTTGGCCTTTTTTGCCTCGGCGCTTTTTCGTGCGGCCTCCTCTGCCTCTGCTTTGGCCGCCACCTGTGCGCTGATGTCTCCATCTAGCTTGCAGGCGTTCTCGTAGATCGTCTGGAGCTGGTCATCATTCGGCACGCTTCCGTGCTGGTACTTAAATGCCTGAATGAGTCCAGTCATCTGGTCGATCACTTGGTCAAAGTGTGGGCGCAAGGGCTGACCGCTTGCGTCAGTAGCCTTGGCAAATGTCTCAATACGCTGTAGTGCTTGGTGCTGCTCTGCTTGGGCGGCATACTGCTCGCGCTGCTGTTGCGCCGCCTGCATCTGCTCCATCTGTTTCTGCATCGCAGCGACCTCTGGCGGGATATAAGGCTGCTCTTGGACCATCTTCTCCAAGTCAACGCCATGCTCTTTCGCCAGTCGCTGGATGGCTTGCGCGGGGTCACTTTGCAACGCTTGGTAATATCCCAACATCTGGTTGGTTACTGCGTGCGGGGTGATGCCTCGCATACGGAACTCATTGGCATACGGCTGAAACATGCTGTTCCACTGGTCCACTTCCCTGCGGTAGGCCGCTGCCTCCTGTTCCTTTTTGGTAACGTGGGCCTGGGTTTCCCCGTACAGCTTGGTCATGGCCTCCTGATAGGCTCGGCCATTCTCCAAGTTGCCCCACTCGTTAAAGGTATCCTTGTATTCCTTGCCCCACATGTGGGGTGGCTCAAGGGGTTCAAGTTCTGGCTCCGGCTCGGCTACCGGCTCCGCTGTTGCTTCTACTCCCTCCGCATCGTCAAATGCTGCCGCGAGGTCTTGATCTAATGATGCTTGGTCATCTTGACTGCTCATTTTTACTGCTCCATAAAAAAGGGGCCGCCGAAGCGACCCCAAAAATGCCCCTACTAGGGCGGGATGAATGGGCTTTTAGTTGTTCTTTGCCCAGTCGTTGACTTTTTGCTGAATCTCTTTTGGGCCGAAGCCTTTTTCGACAATGGCCTTTTTTTCGGCCACCTCCCGCTGCCGCTGCTCCTGCGTGCGGCATAGGTCGTGCGCCGATACCAGACCCTCGCGAGCCATGATCTCCCGGCGCTGTTTCTTGCTGGTTACGCCCTCGTTAGTGACAGGGCATCTGTAATGAATAGGCCGGTCCACATAGCCATAGGGCGCTGTGGTGATGGCGATAGACATAGCCTGGCCGCAACACTCCGGCGCGTTGCTGTGCCGGTCTGCGATCTTGTTTGCCTTTTCCGTCATGTTCCCGCATACTGAACACTTGTAATCGTAGAGCATTGTTTTTCATGTCCTTATTCGAGTGGGGAGCGTGTTTCGCACTTCTTCTGGTGCTGCCGAAGCTGTTTGAGCTTCTTTGTGACTTTTTTGTGTGGATTTTGGACCTCTAGCGGTCAGGGTCTTCGTCCTGATAGCCGCCAGCCAAAGATAGTGCATAAGTGACTTCCGGCAGACCC